GGGAATTAACAACAAAAACTTATCAAATGAACAAATTAAACAAACCCCGCGCATTTGCCGCATCCCCGAACAGCATCCTAGTGACTTTCGGAACAGAAGAAAGAGAAGTAACAAACCTGACAAGATCCGCAATTATGGTGCAAACCGAAGTATTAGTAGCTAATGCTGGTGTATGGCATCACGTAGAAATTGCAGACCTCAACTTAGATTCCGTACACCTTCCATCGTTCAAGAACTATGTAGAAACTCACGGCATCACACTTTCCGATCTAGGTATAGCAGAAGAAACTCCAGATTATAGCCTCCAACATCAGGACTTTATGGATTTGGAAAAAGAATTCCCGAAACATAGCTACATTGCTATTTCTAAACTGAACGATTACGAAAAAACACAGGGCAGCTATTCTGGAAAGTTTACGCTTAGAATGACATTAAGAGCTATCGATCAGCAAAATCTATCAATTGACGGCTGGATTACGGCAGCACAGGAAAGAAAGATGCAGATGTTGAAAAGCTCTAATACTACGCTGTTGGAATCGCTAGAAGAAGAGAAATACGCACAAGTAGTTGACGAATCAAAAGAACAATTAGCAATCGTAGTTGAAAGCGTGTCTGCTCCGGAGGAAGCAATCGTAGTTGAAAGCGTGTCTATTTCTATTTTTGATAATCTTACGCCTGCAAAAATTACTGAGCTTAGTATTCTTCGTAAGGAGCAGGAGCAGATTGTAAAAGATAATCCCGTAGTTGTTATTACAGACAAAACAACTTATGCCAGCGCAAAGAAAACAAAAGCTGTTCTACTATCTGCCAGTACAAGAATAAACGGAAAGAACGGAGTTTTTACATTGGCCAAGAAATGCCTAAATGATTTTAAGAAAGCATTCGATTTAGAAGGCGATAATATTGAAGCGTTGGCCAGAACAGAACACGACAAACAGGCGAAGCTTATTACAGACTGGGACAACCGTTTATTATTACAGCAGCAAAACCGAATCAAAGAACTTACTTCTGTGCCGTTCACTTATGATTCAGCTACAGGAAATTACTTTATCGGGTCATTGATTGTCACGCAAAAAGATATCGAAAACGATACTGACGAAATTTTTAGTGCATGGATAAATAAAGGGCGTGCTGTAAAAATTGCAATGGATTCTTTAAAAACTGAGCAAGACGCAAAGATTGCGGAACAGGAAAAGCAAATAACGGAATTGAAAGCGATGCTTGAAAAATTACTTCCAGGCGGTGCAGTAAAAGAAAATCCGTTAGTAACCGATACGGGTGTAGATTTTGTTTCGGAGCAAAAATTTTCATCAGCTGATTTTGTAACAGGAGTATTCGAACCAACTACCGAAGAGAATGTGATCTTGCCAGTATCGACACAGTCAATAGTAGACCATCAAAATTCATTCCGAGCCGAACAAAAAGAGCAAGAGGTAACAAAGTTACCTAATCCAAATAATAAGCTCTTAAATCAGCTGTATTTGGATCATTTAGGAGTAGCGGAGGAAAAACAGTTTCAAGAGTGTGCGGGTTATTACGCACAGGCTTTGTCTGATGCTGGGGAAGCGATAAACGATATTTTGGTAAATCCAGACGTTACTATCCAGAAAAGCGTTGCTATTACTGAATTAATAAAAACTTGGAAATTATAAACTAAAAAAACAGGCGGGTGTAAATCCCGCTTAATTAAAACTTATGAAATACGAAATTACAAAAGAGCAGATACTTCATGTGGAAAAAATAGCAACTTATGCGGTGTCTAAAGAATTAAAAGAATGGTTTCCAGAAGCTTTTGAAACGGTTTTTGATCCACGGAAATACTACAGGGTAGTAACTGGAGGCGATGGAGCATTAGGAGCTAATGATAGAATTGGGAAAGTTATTCAAAGACCAGAAACAGAGCCGAAAGATTACGGAGGCGAAATGTTTGATTCTAAAAAACATACTGGAATTTATATTGAGTTGCCGTCTGGTAGAGTATGGGGTTTGTGCGCTGGGTATAAATTAAAAGAAGCCACAGAATCAGAAGTTTTCGAAGCTTTGAAGAATGAGTTAACAAGATTAGGATTTGTTAATGGAGTTTATGCAAATCCATTACTAGACAAGAGAGATATTGTGAAAATTGATTTAGGATTTAAAACTTCATTTATTCCTAGTGAAAATGAGTTTTGGATGGGTGGGTATTGCTTATTTAAAGACGGTGTGTTTGCTGAAATAATCCCAACTATCACAAAAGAAGAAGCTGAAAAATTGTTAAACAAGAAAATCGTATAATATGTTCTGGAAAAAGAAAACAAGACCCGAAATTATCGCTCAAAAAGTGGAGGATATTTTACATGATTTAAAAGTGTGTGGATTTCCTAACAGGGAAATTGCAGTAATAATTTGCAGTTTGTCACACGAGGCTAAAGCAATGTTGGAATCTCGCAGAGTGACCGAAGAGAAACAACTTAAAGAAACAACAACCGCAATAAATATGATGCCATGACACCAGCACTATTTTTTTTCGTATTATCAATTGGATTGTTCTCTTATGTATTATTTTTGAAATTGTATCTGCGATTAGAGCGTGAAGATAAGCAAGATTTATTTATGCAGAATGAAGACATTTCGATAGAAAATGTAAATTTACAAATCAAGGTTAAGCATTTGGAAAATAAAATTAATAAAAAGAAAGAACTGCTGGAGATTCAAGACAAAGTAGTACAGCAGTTGCAGGAAGAAATTATTAATTTTAAACTTAAATAAACATGAAACAGATTATCACACTTAGAATGATTTTAGAATCAAGATTTCCAAAAGGAAGCAGATTAAGAAGCCGAAAAAATACCAACATTACTAAACCTAAAAAACGATAGTAAATGTATTTTTGATTAAACCTCCCAATGTGGAGGTTTTTTTTTATCTTTGTCCGTATGAGTGGGAAAAGTTTAGACAAGGAAACTGCAATAAAATCAATACTTTCTGATTTAAAGAGAGGGATTGACAAACCTACTATTACGTCCAAGATTGCCCGTAAATGTCCAAAAACCAACGAGCGGACAATTAGGCGATGGTTTGAATCGGCAAACCTTAAGTATCAGGAGTTCATGAGAGTTGCAACTCCAATTATCGAAGCAAAAGAAATTGAAGCATTAGCAGAAGTTGCAGCGTCTGGAATACTTTCTAAGATAGAAAGGCAAAAAATACTCACTCAAATCGCATTAGGCGAAATTCCATTAACAAAGCACATAGTAGTTAATCGAATGATTGAAGAAGTTGAGATAGTTCCCAATTGGTCAGATAGGAAAAACGCTATTGACTTACTCAACAAAATGGACGGGGCTTATTTGAAAGAAGAGCCAGAGGACGAACACGAATTTAACGGATTTGATATACAAGATGTTTAAGCCAAAATCAATAATAAAACTCCTTAAGCATCAAAGAGCTTTTGTAGTATCTAGGATTAAGCACACTATTTTAGTTGCTGGCTTCGGATCTGGCAAAACGGAATCAGCTGTCACGAAAGCTGTTTATATCCTGACATCAACTCATAAGAAATTAAATGTAGGATATTATTTACCTAATTACCCTTTGATTAATGATATTGCGGTGCCTAGATTTCAAGAGTTTTTCGAAAAGCATAACATCCAGTATAAATATAATTCAAGCGAAAAAGTATTTAAAACTAAGTTTGGAAAGATTCTATTAAGGAACATGACCAAACCTGAGACTATTGTAGGTTACGAAACTTTTTACGCAATAATTGACGAAATCGACATTCTGCCAAAGAATAAAGCAAAAGCTGTATTTAATAAAATTATTGCACGTAATAGACAAGTTGATCCTAGAGGTCGTAATAATTCGATTGACTTGGTTAGTACTCCAGAGGGCTTTAATTTTCTTTACAATTTTTCAGTAAAAGAAGCTACCGAAGAGAAGCTGTTGATCAAAGCCAAAACAAACGACAATCCTTTTCTCCCCGCTGACTACATTTCTACATTAGCGGCTCAATATACCGAAGAGGAATTGACCGCGTATATCAATGGGGAATTTTGCAACCTTACAAGCGGAACGGTTTACAAGTCATACAAGCGAGACAAATATAATACAACCCGCATTGCTCTTCCTGGTGAGCCGTTGTATATCGGAATGGATTTCAACATCGAAAAAATGTCTGCTATCATTTACGTAATCGATGGAGGCGCAATGTATGCAGTAGATCAGATTATAAATAAGTACGATACAGCCGATTTAGCAGACGCAATTCGTGAAGCGTATCCAACGAATGCGATAGAGATAAATCCTGATGCTTCATGTCGTGCTAGATCTTCCGCAGGCTTATCTGATTATGATATTTTGATAGATGAAAAATATAATTTCAATGTAAATGCCAGAAGGAAAAACCCCGAAATTTCACACCGTATCAGAGCCGTAAATAAATCCTTTGAGATTGGAAAACTTTTTGTAAATTTGGAAAAATGTCCAGACCTTGCCGATGCACTTGAACAACAAGCCTACGATAAAGGATTGCCAGATAAGAAAAGCGGCGTGGATCATGTCCTAGACGCTGCAGGTTATGCAGTTGTAGAGCAGATATATCGATCAGGGTTGGATTAAAAACTTATCATTATGGCAGAATGCAAAACACCAGCACCAATTTTAAATACTTGTTGCTTTCAAAACAGAAAAATTTTAATATACCATCCTAGCAATAGTAAAGAAGGTATTGCGATTAAAGGAACTAATTTAAGAGTATCGTTTAAATACATTTAATTATGAAAGCATTGTTTAGAAATCACTTTCCATTCGTGGAAGGTACGCCAATAGAAGAACTAGACAGTAGTCAATTACTTATCAAACAAACCTATGACAAACTTTATTCTAGTGATAGTGTTCCTGCTGTTGCTGATAGCACGGAGGAAAGCCGACAAGATACCAAAGCCACGATTAAAGCAGATCGATTACGAAAAGTTCACACTGATGAACGTCAGGCTGAAGGAAGCGGAGAATGAGGGAAACGATATTGATGTAGTCTTTGAAATATTACAGACGTTCTATCCTAACGACCAAAGAGACTGGCGGGTGTGTATTGCTGAGTTTGCGGAATTGCAGAAACAGCTCATAACATATCGGTTAAAGTTGGATTTAGATTTTAAAAGCAAGCCAGCTCGTTATTATATTAAAGCAGATACGTTACTTGCAAATGCTGATTTGGTTGGATTATACAATCACCTAAGCGGAGACAGTAAGAAGAATATTGATATTCATTTTGCTAGACAGGTTAAGGACGAATATTTGCAGTCCGTGGATTATTTCAAGAAAACTTGGGAATGGATATTTGAACCGCCCGCAATGCCCGGGATAAAGAAGTGGACAGCTGGGCGTGATATGAGAAATGAGTTTCATGCATATTATGGAAGCTATGCAGAAATAACTTATTTGATTGCTATCACGGAATCTATAAGTTTCGAGAAAGCAAATAGTAAAAACCTAATGGAGTATTTATCTGTTGGAGAATATTTAATCAGAAAAAGAGCCGTTGAGTCGGTGGAATAGCTATGAAAAAAGGAGATACATTTATTATTGAAGGAATTAATTATACTGTAACTGATTGCGGAACATTATACAATGGTAACGGAAGAGGTTATTTTAAAGCAATTTCTGAATGTGGAACTAGGCAATATACTAAAGTGTTATGAACGAATATCAAAAAACAAAAGATTACGTAATATCCAAGTTTCAAGCCGATCCTTTGGTTAATACTATCACGACATTAACCAGTGATTTAGTTGACAAGAACAAAGAAACTATTTATCCGGTGGTTAATATTGATTACACCAGCAACACGGTGCAAACTGATGTGATATTATTTGGATTCAACATTAAGGCACTGGATCAAAACGATGTTTACACCCGAACAACTGACAGCAAGTTACAAGTTGATACCAACAAGGATGATATTTTTAATGAAACATTCAATATGTGCCAATCGTTCGTGAATTCATTTCGTCAATACAACGCATTAAATATTGAAATGGTCAGTGTATCGTCTATTGTTGCAATAAAAAACGAAGAGCTTAACGACCTTAGCGGGCATGAGTTCGATATAGTATTATCAATTACTAACGAGGGCAGTTTTTGTCCTGCATAGATTATGGCAGTAACTCAATCAGAAGAAGCGTTGGCACAACGAGTTGTCGACATGAGCAAGAAAACAGCTCATGTAGATACAGGCGCATTAAAGCGATCTATTAATTACACCGTGGCACGTGGACAGATTGTTTTCCGTCAGTTGTTTTATGGACAGTATTACGAGAATAGCCAACTGATACAGAACGCCCAAAGAATAATGAAAGGGATTACGTATGTTATCGAAGAACTTGACGAAGAGGGAAATGTACAGAAAGCACAATATAAAGCAGCGTCTGGCAGATCATTTACGACTCCAGAGCCAAGAGCAGGAAAAAATGCAAGCCGTGGAGCAAAAGCATTGATTGAAAAATTATTAGCACAACGTAGAAAATATGCCGCCGAAAATAACGACAAAGAAGATAATTGAAGCAGAATTAAACGTGTTGGGTGATAAGATTTACGAAGAAGCCCGTGTAACTTCTCGTAAGTCTAAAGACCGATTTAACAAACAGGGTCAAATTGTTCACCGTGGAGGATCTTTGCGTAAGTCTATAAATTACCGAGTAAAAAACCAACGCCTCACAATGAGCCAGTTTTATTATGGACAATATCAACAGCCAAATGAGTTAATGGTTTCGATTCAGAAGCACACACCAGAGAGCATAAATGTAATATCAAAAAATCTAGTAGCTAATATCCTGAAGAATGCAGGAATAACCAATAAGAAGAAATGAGAAAGTCTGACGCAATGAAACGATGGAAACTTAAAATTATTTGCAACAGTATTCTGTCTATGCTTGGAATAAAGTATAGATTTGTATTTTATTTCTCAGCTTTTAAAGACGAATATATATTGGTTCGGTTTAAAAAATGGGATAAAAAAGTAGATACCGTTAAACTAAAGACTTTTTAATAATGACAATAACCGATCTCTCACAAGTAGCATTTTGCAATAGTCCTGTAATTGTTCGCATCGATTTAATGACGGATTTTCCCGATTATGTACCACCAGAGATAAATACACGTGTGCGGTTGCAGTTGGTTACTTTTGATATTGATGATTCACTAGCGGAGGTAAACACGCATACTTATGTACTCGACAAAGGCAGGATTTCCAATGATGATAAATATGTCAGCTTTGAGATTCAAGACTACCTTAAAAACGATTTGATACGTAAAGATAATCTAAACAATGTAGATTTTCCTGTATTGCTATATCATAATACTAGCCTTCCAATGGTACAAGGAATGTGTTTGTTTTATCGTTATTCATATTATGCCTATGACGAAACAACCAGCGTTCCTGCTATCGATGTAACGGACAAAGTGGCTACGTTGGGTTATCGCTGGAGAAATGAGCAAAACCCATTCTATGGGAGTTTCGTTGGCAATGCAAACGGATTCAATGTAACTCAAACACCAATCAAAAAATATGCAGAATACATCCCATACTACGCCTCCCAATCATTCGTTTTTGGTACTGATCGCACTACTAATAACTTTGTTGTCACTAGTCAAGTTGTGCCAGCTGATGTGGTATGCGTAAAAGAACCGTTACTTCTTATATACTTAGATAGACAGGGATTATTTCAGTACATTACAACCACTGGCAAAATTACTATCAATGACGAAATAAAACGCCAAGAATCAAACAAGGCTTTTCGAGACAGCGCAATGATTAACACTGAGAGTACTCATTTTAAAAATATAGCTATTGAAGAGGTTTACCAAACCTATACGGTTAATACTGGTGTGATGGATGAAAGTATGAATGCATTATTGGAAGAATTGCTTTATTCTCCTAAAATATATTTGGTGCGTTTTTATGGTCAAAGATGGACAGTTGAACAGCAAGGAATCACAGTTGATAATGATATTATTACAATCGACAATACAGATATTACAATCGACAGTGATACAATTACACTGGCTGATGTTGGGTATTATTCGACTTATTTGCAAGTTCCTGTTATGTGTATCGATACTGATTTTGTCAAAAAAACCACTATAAACGACAAAAGAGATATTTCGTATTTCTTTAAATTTAAGGAAACGGCTTCAAAAGTAAAAAACCAATAGCATGACATTATACGTTGAAACAGATACGCCAGGTAAATACGGTTTAGTTGATACATTTATCAATGAAACTGTAACTTTGAATACGAAAACTATTTACGTGCAGGATATTACAGCAGTATTCAAGGGGTTCACTAACGATTTTTCTACACAAGCCACGCCAAACAATATCAAATTATATGGGTATTTTGGATATACTGAACAAAACGCACCCACCAACATTAAGAAGCGTGCTAAATTATTCTTAAACGGAGATCTGTTCAAAGAGGGAATTATCACAATTAAAGGCGTAAGCTGGGTAAATGGTTCACCTTCATTATTCGATCAGGAATTTTCAGACGGCCAGCAGAATTTAACCGATACACTAGGAGAAGATACTTTGTCAATACTGGAAGGTGGTGATATTTACTGGACAACAAAAAACATTCAAAAAGGATTGCAGTCAATTCAAACGGCTTCTGACAATGTTACTCGCTGGTTTATTCCGCTGGTATCGACTGAAAGAATATTTTCTATATCAAGCTCCGAAGAAGCATTGCCGACTGATAATATATTTTATGATGCAGATAAATATATCACGTCAGAAAATGTTTTGCTTCCTCAGGAGATAAGACCAGCTGTTTTTATATCTGAAATTCTGAATGCGATAAACAGCAAGTACGATATTAAAATAGATCCTACTCCATTTATTGGCAACACTACGCAGTTAACTGATTTAGCTACTATGTGTGTATCGGCTAATGTAGCGGTACAGGAAACTAAAGTAAAAATTACCAAAACAGACTGGGATTATGATCTATTTAGAGAAGAGCGATTTAATGCGGTCATAAGACCAAATTCTATAATAGAATTACAATATTTAGGCTATGGCGGCGGAGCTGCACATGACGCTACTTTTGACATGCAAATAAGTTTATCTAAAACTGCATCGTCTTTTTTAATAGCATTCGGATCTTTGCCCATCGTATCAGGTTATACTGATTTAGATGGTGAGTATGTGAAAAGCTTAGAGGTATGGGAGGTTTTTCCAGATGGAGAAAAGAAAAAGAAACTTAACTACACTGTACAAAACGGGTCAGAAAGCGGACATACAGGATTGAGAATACGAATCGGATTAGATGTGTTCACACCAGAAGGAGGAAGCGAACCAAGCACATTGATTAAGCCTTTAATATCTGTTTTCGCATCAGTTGAGTCAGTGGCCGAATGGAGATTTACAAATATTTTTTTTAATTGGCATTCTGAAAATTGGAAAAAAGAAATTTTAAATAATGTGCAACCATCTGTTGTTCCTACAACTGTGAATTTATTTCAAAGCTTGCCAGAAATGAAGCTGATAGATTTCGTGAAGTCTATTTACACAATGTTTGCATACAAACGATTTAAAGACAAGACGATCAATGATTTTTATTACGTTCCAAAAACAATTGACAGCACAACACATCGATTAATTAGAAAAGAAAATGACTTAACGCCTTATGCTGATTTGTCGAAAGTAACCAAAAAGCCAAATACTTTTTATGACGGCTATAATTTGAAACATGCTACCAGTGAATATCAGCAGAATATTTCTTTCCTGTTAGCTAACGGTATGGAGTATGGGCAGTTGAAATATCCATTAACAGGAAAGCCAAAATCTGAATTTAAGATAGAGACTAAATTCACAGCCCCTGTTTTTAATCCTATTGCCACGGATGCAGATACTCAAATATTTACATTCTATCCATTCGGGAGCGAAGCAAAATTAAACGACACTGAAACTAGATTTATTTTTGATACCATTATAAAAGAACTGCCTGTGTTTTATTACAACGGTGTTGCGGATATTTCAACACCTTATGCGTTTGTGGACACTGATTTGAAGATACTGAAAGCGATATCCAAGTATCATAAAATTTCACATCGTAGCAGTCGAATATTTACAGGAATAAACAATTACATTTCCAGTCTGTTTAATATTATCACTGGTGATTTTATAGATCAGAATACGCTTTATGTAATGGGTTATAAAGGATATATTGAGGACACATTGTCTGGTAAACGCTTAGCTCACACAATAGATTTGCAGTTGCCAAGTACTGAGATACAGAAATTTGATGATAGTGACGAAATTATAATCAAAGAAACCAAATACACTATGATGGAAAGCAAAATAGGATTGACAGACGGAAAGGTAAAATTAATAATGCTTAATAAAATATAGCCATGGCCGAGGAATTAGAACCAGTAAGACAGAATATTGAAATAAATGTTACTGACAAGGGAGCAGATGAAGCAACAAAAGACCTCGCTAAATTAGACACGACCATAACCAGTACGACAGAATCATCCAATAAGTTAACGGATTCCAATAAAAAGCAGGAGGAAGGATTTAAAACGCTTAAAGCTCAGTTAAAAGAAGCTATTGTACTGCAACAAAAAATGTCTGCGCAATACGGGGCTACTAGTGAAGAAGCGATAAAAGCTTCTAAAGCGGTTGCAAGTATAAAAGATGAAATAGGTTTTCAAAAAGATTTAGTTGATTCTTACAACCCTGACGACAAATTCCGTGCGTTAACTCAAACGGCAGGACTTGCCGCTCTTGCACTAGGAGGCGTTAAGGACGGTTTAGCAGCTATCGGAATTGAAAGTAAATTTCTGGATCAGGTCATAGGAACAGCACAGGCTTTATTAGGGGTTACCAGTGCTATTGGCGGTGTGTCAGATGCCTACGGAGTTTTAACAGCTTCTCAAAGGGCAGCGAGTGCTTCTGCTGTAGTTGCAGCAGGAACAACGGAAGCGTTGGCAGTTGCTGAGACTGAAGCTACCGTGGCAACATGGAGCTGGAATGCTTCTTTATTAGCAAACCCAATTGTGCTTATTACAGCCGGAATAATCGCAGCGGGCGCAGCAATATATGCTTACACTAAATTAGTAAGCGATACGGCAAAAGCAGAAGAACTAGCCAAGGTCGCCAGCATGCAATTAAACCAAGCTATCGAACATCAATCGAAAGTGTTTGAAATAAACAACAAAGATCTATCTGAGAATAACAGTCAGAAAATCGCTTTGTTAAAAGCCAGCGGAGCAAGTGAAAAACAAATCTATGCTGAAACTGCTGCTTTAAAAGCTCAGGAAATACAATTAGCTCAGAACTATAGAAACGAAGCTATCAGGATAGAGCAACGTGCTTACGACTTGGACAAACTAAATAGTACCGAAGCTACACAAGAAGCTTTGAAAAACGCTCAGGAGAATCTAAAAAAAGCAAATGACATTATTTTGCAGGGATTTGATGAAGCGGACAAAATTAGAAACGAGCATGATGTAGCCGTATTGCAAGCTGAAACAGATGCAAGGATAAAAGCCGAAGAGGAAAGAAAAAAAGCAGAAGAAAAAGTAAGAGAGGACGCTAAGAAAAAGAGAGAGCAAGACCTTAAGGATAGAAAAGAATTGCTGAAATCAGAAGCACAGGCAGATATTGACACTAAAAAAGAACTCCAAGCCGCACAAGACGAAATCAACAAGGAGCGTGAAGATTCAGAAAAAGAAGACCGTGAAAGAATAGCAGCTACAAAAGTTGCTGAATTAGAAAAATTTGCAGACGATCAAAAAGCAATTGAAGAAGGAATGCTTCAGCAAAAAAAAGATATTCAGTCTGCTGAAATCGGAATAGCCGAAAGAGGAATCCAATTGATTGCTTCTGTATTTGGAAAAAGCAAAGCGGTGCAGAAAGGTGCTATTATAGCAGAAAACGCTATAGGAATAGGTAAGCAAGTCATTGCCAATAATACCGCAAACGCTGGAGCATTGGCCACACCGCAGGCTATCGCAACAAGTGGAGCTTCTGCCGTTCCTGTTATTGCGCTTAACAATATATCTACTGGAATTGGCATTGCATCAACAATAGCAGCAACTGCAAAAGCATTAAGCGCAGTCGGTGGCGGGGGGGCTGGATCTGCTGGAGGTTCTGGAGGTGGCGCACAACCGAGCAGGAACGTTGCGCAAGTTGGGTTTCAAGGAAGTACCGAGAATCAAATCAGTAATGCAATTGCTTTGCAACAAAAGAACATTCCTCCAGTACAAGCTTTCGTGGTTTCTCAGTCGATGACAGATCAACAGGAACTTGATAGAAAAAAAGAATTGCAGAATAGTTTTTAATTCGTATATTGCGTATTCAAAAAGCGGAAGCCGAAAAGCTAACGAGTAGGCAAATATATAATACACACGCACTTATGAAAGCGCTTAGAATTATTAATCAGCAATTAGAAAATTGCGAAATGACAAGCGACATTTGTTTAGAAGGGAATGATTACGATGTAGTTATGAAAGTCAAAAATGCCGTACAGGGGGATGACTTTTTTGAAAACGATATGAAAAGTTATTACAACGGAGAAAGCCGAGACGAAACTATTGTAGGTTTTGTTCATGGCAAAAACAAAATTCATCCGATAAGAAAACATGAGGTTGCATACATCGTAAACGAAAAGGGAGATACGATAAAAAGAATTTACGGATTATATCTAAAAAATTAATTTTTCAAACCGATATGTAAAAGTATCGGTTTTTTTATTTACATTTGCTATTGAATCATCCGTATGAAGTTGTACGGTACTAAAGTAGGTTAGGTTTGGGGACATTAATTACTAAAATACCAGAAAAAGGAACATACGTTTAATTACGTGTGTTCCTTTTTTGCATTATACCAAATATGAAAGTATTAAAATATAAATACAACCCAAACAAGAAAGGCGTGTTTAGAATTTCGTCTGTAGAAGTTCCGGCTGTTGGGTTAGGGGATTTGGTTTTAATGTCGGCAGATATTGAGCCACAAGAAATAAAAGGAGTGTTTTACTCTCCTGTTATGATTCCAGATATTAAGATTACACGTATTGACCCAAAGACTAACGAAAAGTATTTAGTTTATTATGATGCTGAAACAGTAGAGCAATTATGCTACAACTATTGGAAGCAATGCGGAAACAAGAATACGAATTTAGATCACGCTGACGAAAATACAGAAGGGATTTATCCTGTTGAAAGCTGGATAGTAAAAGATTCAGAAACAGATAAAAGCAAAGCTCTTGGAATGCCGGAGCAAAAAACAGGTACTTGGATCATGGGCTATAAAGTTGATAATCCCGAAGTACTTGAAAAAGTAAAAAACAATCTATTACAGGGTTTGTCTATTGAAGGCTCGCTGGACATGGAAGAAGATACGGATAATCCGATTACTAAATTTAATAAACATTTTATGAAAAAGACACCATTAGAGTTTGCTAAACATTTAGCTAACGTAATTATGTCAGCTGTTTCGGATGAAGAAAAACCAGCCGAAAAAACCGCAGAGGAATTAGCAGCTGAAGAAGAAAAGAAAAATCAAGAAATGGAGGCGGAGAAAACTCCAGAAGAAATTGAAGCCGAGAAAAAAGCAACGGAAGAAGAAGCTCCAGCAAATGAAGTTGAAACTTTAAAAGCTGAAATTGAATTACTAAAAAAAGACAAAGCTGATTTAGAAGCTGAACTTGCAACTTTCAAAAACGATGCTGTACTTATGTCGGCTCAGTTGGAAGAAGTGAATAAAGCTTTTGAAAGCTACAAGACTGTGAAGATGTCTGCTCAAAGCTTAGGCAACTTGGAAAACAAAAAAGTAGATAAGCCTTATTCAGAAATGTCTAACGCTGAAAAAACAAAGTATAACCGTAACAATTAAAAATCATGGCAGAAGCTAAGGAAAAAACAATTGAAGAGCAAAGACACGAAGCTCTGACCGCTGAGATAGCGAAAAAGAAAAAAGAAATTAAAGAGCGCAAAGAAGCTGAACTGAAAGACGGGTTTTTAAATCCGCTTGGAGAAGGAACTTCTTACGAAGAATTTATAAAAGCAGTTGCTGCTTCTAAAAAATCCGTTGCAGAATACTGCAAAGGAAAGCTTGATAAAGCAACTATTGAGTGGATCGAAGGGGAAATCAAACAAATAAAAGAGTAAAAAATGGCAGTAACATTCACCGGCACGAAATTGCCACAATCAGAATTACCGGAAATTCAGCAAGAGCTTTACCAAGACTCTGCCACATTCCGTGAAAAATGGGTAGATATTCAAGAGGGACACAAGTCCGGTACTGATGTTTACGAGTCTAAAGTTTCAGTAACAGCCAAAGCGGCATCTTCTGGTAAAGTAACAGCTGATGCTTCAATCACGTTGAGAGCTGATAAAACCCCAGTTGTATTAACTTCTATTGAGTTTTCAGATATCATTGACGAATCTACATTGTTAGATACTCGTTTTGAGCGTTCAATGAAAGCAGGAGCTTACAACAGAATTTCAAATGAATTCGATAATGCTGTACTGGTACAAGTTACTCCAGCAATCGGGGAATCATTGGAAAACATGATTTGGAACGGTGCAAAATCAGCTACGAAAGTATCTATTGCTGCGTTACCTCCAGGTGCTGGACAGGGTTCTATTTCAGCAGGAGCGCAAACATTGGTTGCAGCAATGCCAACTAACTTAATTGATAGTTTACCAGCTACAATTCTGCATAATGCTTCTCAGTCAAAAAACACTCCGGGTGCTGGATTGGGAGATTATAGAAAAGTACTTTCTATCGCAGCGGTAACCAGCGCAACAATTGCAGCAGAATATGCTAAGATTTACGCAACTGCGCCTAGCAAGGTAATTCAGAACAAAACAAACGTTCCTTTTATCTATGCACCTCTAGGCGACTTGCAGTTAATCAAAATTGCAAACAATGCAGTTGGGGCAGCGCAACAAGTAAACTTCTTAGTTGAAGGATCTGGGGCAAATGAAAAAGTATCTTACAACGGTATCGAAATTAAATTCGTTCCATTGGTAGGATTCAGAGTTTTGGCAGATCCTAGATATTTAAAAGTGATTATGGACTTAATGTCTGATATGTCAGGTTTAAATATCGGAGAAGTTGGAGAGGGAGCAATGCAACGTTTTATCAAAAACATTCAAACAATTGCGACTTGGTGTACAAATCAGAGATATATCACTCTTTACGGAGGATAATAATTAACGGGCAGGAAACTGCCCTTAATACCTAGTTTATTATGTGCGAAATAGCATTAACAAAATCACGTAACCTTAATTGCGTTACTAAAAAGGTAGGGATTAAGTCTCTTTCAATCATCAAGTACGATCCTTTAAATAGAGTTGTTACGACTTCTACAGGCGTATTGACGCTTCCAGCTTATATGCTTACCGCTACAGAGCCAGCAGGACCAAAAATCGCACGTTTTGACGTAAAAAACACCACTTCGAACTATACTGATACACTTACCAACAACATGGACACACGTTCTGGAGGTCGTAAGGGTCAATTACCATTGGTTTTAGTTTCTGCAACTGGTTTGGATAATATTTCTCTTAGCGATATTATTGACGAATTGACCAAAACGGAGTTTATAGGTTTCTTAGAAATGAAGAACGGTGATTATTTTGTGATTGGTTCGCAGTTTGGGGCAATGGTTTCAACTGCTGTAGACACTACAGGAGGACAGGACGGAGATTTGAACGGTGTAACAATTACAATCGATACAGACGAGGCAGATTCATTCCGTAAATACTGGATGGCTTCGGCTTCTGTAACTCAATTGCTTGCGTCTACAATGGCTTATTAACCTGAAAGGAGGTGTAAATCTAAAAAGGCGTGTAATTGCGCCTTTTTTTATACAAAAAAATATGAAAGTAGTTACCCAAGAGATTCCTATTATTAAGTTCTCACCTAGATTCTATCCTGATTTATCAGATACACTGGTGCTTACTATGGATAACGCAAACATTATCCCGTTTTCATGGGTAATAACAAAAAATAATATTGTTGCCACGCTCGAAAATACTACAGGATTAATCCAAGGCGAAACTTATTCTTTCACTGTCACACGAGGTCAAGAAATTGTATACAAAGGAAAAATTATTTTCGTTGCTGATAACACCGATATTCAAAACTACACTAATAAATCACAAAATACAGCAAGATGGGAGGTATAGAAAATGTTTACTCTTTTAGCGGTGAAGAAGTCGTAAAAATGTCAGCTTGGCAACCTATTGATATTAATCCAAGAGTAACACAAGGCGGTTTCAATGCCGTGTGCAATGGACTTAATAACTCAAACTACAAAACACTTCGTGACGCTTATGACGACAGCCCAACAAATCAAAGTATCATAAGCTCTTTCGTTAATTTTATGTATGCCGATGGGATAAAAAACGTTGGTTCCGAGTTGGATATTTCAAAATACTTAAGCCCAGACGATCAGGAGTTGATTTGCTTAGACACTAAAATGATTGGGGGGTTTGCTTTGCAGGCAATTTGGAATGATAGCGAAAAAGATAGAAAGTTATTGAAATTCGAATATGTTCCAATTGAAAACTTTGCAGTTGAATTAGACAACAGGCTAGTGCATCCAAAAGTTGTTAGTTATTGGTATTCTTGGGACTGGACGCAATCGGCTACTTATGTGCCTGTACCATGCAAAAAATTTAACGGCACATATCAGGGTGGAGTCGAAATAATTATTATCCAAAGAATTACTAAAAACAAATTCTTTCCATTACCTGATTATTTTTCCTGTATCAATTATTGTATTGCTGAAGGATTCCTTGGACAAAACACTAAAACACATTTCCAGTTTGAAAACAAAATTACAACCGTAATAAATTTCAATGGAGGAAAGCAAGGATCTGCATCGGAAGAAATAAAAAAGAAAAAAGCTGAAGAGGTAAAGAAAGATTACACAGGAGGCTCACCAAAGCATCATGTCGTAGTTTCTTTTAATTCCGATGCTTTGGACGCAACAACTATAGATCAAGTTGAAACACCTAATTTAAACCAGCAAAATGTATTTTTTGCTGAAGAGTGCGAAAGAAAAATAATTGTCGGACATAGTGTGCCAAAGATATTATATTCTGGATCAAGTGACGCTTCTGGATTTTCTAGCAATGCAGACGAAAGAATTATAGCAACCAAAGATTTGTACCGCAGAAATATAAATCCATTGCGTAAAGTGGTACTGGATGGACTTACTGGATTATTTAAATTGATAGATCCAGCTGTTAAATTGGAGTTTGTGGATTTTGAGGAATTTAGAGAAGCTAAGCAGATTGTAGAACCAGCAAAAGAAACCGAACTATGATAACCAAACTATTCATAACAGCCGAGCAAGTCAAAGCGACTACTTCAATAAGTAGCGGAACTGACAACGATCCAATCGAGCAAAAAATATATTATGCTCAGATCACAGATATTGTGCGTGTATTAGGGCAGTCTTTGTATGATAAAATCTATACTGATCTCGCAGCAAGTACACCATTGGAAGGGGAGTATTTAAACATATTCAATAAGTACATTATTGACATGCACGTGTTTTTCACCGCTCATTATTTTGTGTTATTCAATGAGGTAAAAGTAGGTAATACAGGAAATACTGTTCCAACTTCTGGAAGCTGGCAACCTTCATCGAAAACGGTTGCTTTATCTGAACAGTATCAAAGCTTAGCAATATCAGTTGAGAATAATTTTCGTAAATACATGGAAAATTCCACTTTGACAGAGTGGGGAAATTGTCAGAAATCAGCAGAAACTACGAACTTTAATGACTTCTACTAATGAGCCAAATACACATATATCCAGGTGCTTCACCTAATGACGATACAGGCGACAAACTTAGAGTATTTGCCATTGCCTCAGAAAGTAATTTTAACGAACTTTACGCAAATAAAGTTGATAAAGTAGGAGCAAAAGTACTTACTGATGTGAATTTTTCAGCGGCGGATAAAGCAAAACTTGACGGGCTTACGACTGGCGGGCAAGTGCAGGCTGATTGGAATCAAGGCAATTCTGGAGAAGTTGATTATATCAAGAATAAACCAGAAAACACTAGTGATTTTAATAACGATGGAGACGGCACAGCTAAATACGTACCAGATGCAATCGCAGCGGGTCGTTATGTTCGTGAAATTGACGGATGGGTATTACTAAACGACGTGACTACCCCTCAAATATTTGACGGCATCATAGGCGTTACTATTGGATTTGCAGTGGCGCAAACAGTGTTTTCCTTACCATCTGGAGCAAAATGCATTGATGTTTATTTAGCTCATACCAAACAATACAAAATAACACCCAACAACGGCACTTTATTAAATCGCTGGTCACAAACTGGAAATGATGTGACAATTACAAAAAGTCCAGTTTTAAATAATTATCTTTACATTGAATATATCTTATAACTATGAAAAAACTAATATTATTTTTATTACTGTCCGTAGCGAGTTACGGACAAGTATCGACAGGGAACGAAACGTATTTCGATTACGGAACACAAACGGCTCCTGCCTCATTACAAATACCCGCTACAGTAAATTATTTAGGTACATACGGAACGGACGGCACAAGTGGAAGGATAACACCTTTAGATGTAACTATTCCATATATCCCTATAAGCTACGTACCAGCTACTTTTACGCTTGGAGGTCATATTACTGGAATTGATAATAAATTAAATACAATCTCAGCAACTACAGCAGGGCAGACTACTAGAGTATGGTTTACAGCAGATCAAACGACAATTACGGCGGGAACATTTGACCTTACGAATCCAACGAGTAAAGGAACTGCGCCGAGTCATATTCAAAGCGTTGTTAATGACGATAATGAAAAAAAATATTTCCTTACTGATGTAATAGGCGGGGCATTTATTGTCGACACAATGTTTCCCCCTGGAATTTATGCGGGCAACCTATCGGCTAGCACTACGCCAAATTCAGCACAACAACGATGGACTGTTGAATTATACAAATGCGATAACGGAGGCACGCCAATAGCATCAGGTGTTACAGGGGCTGTTGTTGGTTCGTTAGGCGTTACGGTTATCACAATACTTGATAGTGGATTATTGACGTTAGCAGATGGAAGCATTGCTAATGTTCAGGTATCTGGGAATTTAGGAGGCACTGGTTTTTCAATACTAGCAGGGCAAAGAGTGCGTTATCACGTTTCAGCTGAAAAAGTAGGAACTGCCGCTTCAAATATAACTCAAAGCGTATATTATGGAACTTATTATAATTCATTTATTGATGTTACCGTACCATTAAACACTAACGGAATTACTAACGGTAGTTTAGTTACAGGAGAAACAGCTACGGATGCACTTAATAATTTAAAAGCTTCTATTCCAGAAAACTATACAAAGACTGTTTATGTAAATGCAACTAATCCAAACAGCGCAACTATTTTTGATTTAAATAATCCGCCTGTAACTAATGACGATTTACTAAAGGCAGATGTCAATAATCTATACATTGGAAGCGACTCTTCTACATGGGTTTATAACTCTACATCGTTGACTTATACGGCTAAAGTAATCCCTTCAACTCCTACTGTTTTTTATAACACTGGAACAACTACCCCCGCTACAAATACAACTTCACCTATTGTAAGATCGGGAAATATAAATACAACAGGTAGATTAACCGTAGGTACGTCTATACCAACAGAGACCAATGTAAGAGTAAACAGAGATATTAGCGGTTCGACTTCTTCGAACTCTATTCTGGTTGACGGGGTTATTAAATCAGACGTCACAAATTCAGCTTTTTTAAATAAGTCGATTGCTATTACAGAAGCTTCTGTTTTTACAGTGCCTAATTTATATCATAACTACGCCTCGCAAGGTGTTTTCGGAGCTGGTTCTGCTGTAACGAATCAATATGGATTTTATGCCGATGTTACGCTTTTGGGGGCAACTAATAACTACGGATTTTACGGAGCAGTTTCATTAGGCGGTAATAGATGGAATGCTTATATGAATGGAACAGCCCCTAATTATTTCAACGGTAACGTATCAATAGGCACTACCTCGCAGACTGGTAAATTATTAGTAGTTACCGGAATAGGGAACACGGTAAGCGTAACAGGTCAACCGACAGCTAGTGTTGTTTTAGGAAACTTAGGCACAAGTACTAATGAAATGCCTGCGGTTATTGGAAAAACAACAAACAACACGGGATTAACGATGATGGCAAGTTCAGAAGAAGTGAATTCTACTCCTGATATGCGCTTTGAAATAAGGAGGAATACAAACACAGATTATACTGATAGGACTACTACAGGATGGAAGTTTACAAGATTTGGGACTACCGTTATTGATATTCTAAGAAACGGTAATACCACGTTTATAGGTAGTGTATCAGGGATAGCCGCTACAACAGCAAATCATTTTGTGATTAAAAGCCAATTTGACTTAAAAGCTGATTTAGCTTCACCAATACTTACAGGCGACCCGAAAGCGCCAACAGCAACTGCAGGTGATAACGATACAAGTATTGCCACTACTGCTTTTGTCGCAACAGCTACAGGAAATTATAAAAAATATGTTGCTTTATTAACGCAGACGGGTACTTCTGCGCCGACCGCCACTGTTTTAGAGAATACATTAGGAGGTACAGTGGTTTGGACTAGGACATCTACAGGGGAATATAAAGGGACACTTACTGGAGCATTTACAACAAATAAGACTTTTTTCCCTCAACCGTCTATCTCTTTAGCTTCTTACATACTTGCGGCTGTTTTAAATACCAATGAATTAACTATTAGCTCCAGAAATACATCAGGAGTATCTACAGATGCGCTTCTCACTAATTCAACCATAGAAATAAGAGTTTACCCTTGACCTACCTACTATACATATTACTATCTGCTATCCTATGCATTTGGATAACAAAATAATTAATAATTAAACACAAATAAATATGAAACAATCAAATTTTTTAAGCCTTAACTGGCGAGACATTCTAAGAGGCTTTTTGCTTGCGTTAATCGCATTCGTTATGAACTGGCTTCAAGTAACTTTTATTCCTGCTTTGGATATTTCTCCAGAAGTTAAAACAATGGTTTTAGCAGGACTTGCTTATTTGGCAAAAAACCTGTTTACTCCAGCGGATAAGCCAAAAGGGATTGTTGGAGACAGACCACCAGGAGATGGGGGCAGATAAATTAATTTTATGGATTGGATTAGCCGTGTGTTTTACATACGGCTTTTTTTGGAGAGACTTGTTTGAAGATTCTTACTTCAAGTTACAGGCTATTTCATTCTTTTTACTATCTTTATACCTGATACTTAAAGACAGAGAAAGTTTTGTATGTTACTTATGGGTGTGCTATTCTTTTAACAATTTAATAGATGAAATGCTAGGAGATCCAACACATATAAATATAAACGAGAAGTTAATAATAGTACTGTCACCTACTATATGGATAATAATAAATATTTGGAAAAATGACCGACAAAGTAACAGAGGAAGTGATTAATTTTTTTATAAAATTTATTATTATACCAGTATTTGCTGTTTTTGTAAAACTATCAGTTGCAAGTATGAACGGTGGGAAAATAACTAAATTAAACATAGCCTTGTCTTTATTTGTAGGCGTTGCTGTTCCATTTATTTTGAAAGACCTGATAGATTATTATATATCTAAGGAATGGGCTACGGCTGTAATCGGATTCATTGCTATTCTTAGCGACAAAATTGCAGAAACTGTTATCAAAAAAGTAAAAATAGATTTGATTATTACATCTTTGATAAATAATTTAATCACACCAAAATCAAAAGAGTAATGATACAGTTTCAAACATTATCCTCAGAGTTCATAATCCCTGTACCGTCAATAAAAGCCTTTCACTTGGTTGAAAGCTCTGGTAATGGATTCGAAAACGGAAAGATAAAAATACAATTCGAACCTAGCTGGTTTAAGAAGTTTACAAATATCCTGATCAACAACAAAGTTGATGTTCAGTCAAAAGAATGGATAGCTTTTAACGAAGCGTACAAAAAGAATCCAAATAAAGCAATGGAGTCTACATCTTGGGGAGCTATGCAAGTAATGGGATTTCATTTCAAAAGATTGGGTTTTGATACCGTTGGTGAAATGGTTGATTTTGCAAAAGAATCTGAGACTAATCAATTGTGGCTAGGCTTAAAGTTTATTCAAACCGATTTGAGGCTATACACGGCACTATTGCAAAAAAACTGGGCAAAAGTAGCTTATTACTATAATGGCGCAGGATATGCAATAAATCGATATGATAAAAAGCTAGAGCAAGCAGAAATAAAATTTAGAACATTATGAAAAAACCATTCTGGAAAACAACATTAGGAATAATCACAAAAAATATCTTAACGTTAGGTATAGGTATGATTATTAAGAATCAAAAAGGAATCAAAGGAACTGATAACGTAAAAAAAATTGATGAAGTGCTAGATAAAATTTAGTTTGGCACGGTAATTGCAATACTTAATACATAACATTTAAAACTTATACTATGAAAACTATCAACAGATTATTCGAAGCTTTTTACGATGGAATGGGTAAATTTCTAACAGGAAATACAAGATTCCTAACATAGTAAAATAAAAAATCCCGCTACAAATCAATGAGCGGGATTTTTTTTGCAATCACTTAGCTGTATCCAGAACTTACAACCCCTTCGAGAATATCTATACCAGTTGCTGACTACTGATTAAAAAAAACCACTCCCGAAAGAGTGGTAAAAAACTAATCAATTAAAACTTATCTATGCAAATATACTAAAAATCTTCATTGCTTATACTAGCAGGGTCAAAAACTTTTGCGTCATTCACTACGATGTTGTTGACAGCGACAGGATTGCCGAGCCATTGAGCATTGCGTTTGATAGTCTCTACATATTCATCACGTAGTTTAACAGCAATCAAAATTCTTTCCTCTATCAGCGCAATAGTTTCCTCACAGCGAGGTACTATAATTTCATGCCAATATTCTTCCCCATCTTGAATATAATACACGAAATAATAACACTGGGTTGCTCCTGTGTCTTTCATTTGTTTTTGCATTTGAAAGAAGTACTTTTTATCAATTTCATTCGTAAGGACCACACGAAAGAAAGTTGTTTTGTTTGGGCATTTTATTTCCAGCACTGAATTATTGCTTACTATTCCGTCTGGACTTGACCCGCTTACTCCGTCATTGCTTACAAATTCCGATTCGTAAACTTCCAAGAACTCCAGCGCTTTTTGATTCTTAAATTTTTCAAAGGCCAGTGGCTCTCGTTCTTTTCCTTCTTGCACAGATGCGGACAAATAAGCATCTTCTTCTGGATCAACAAAAAAATCAATTGCTTTCTCCAGCGCATAGGTTTTTAATCCTTCTGGAATATCCCACGTTGTGGTTTTTCTTGAATTCGGATTCTCCAGTTTGTATGCAGCCAGTTCCTCTTCAGTCATTTTTCGTGATCCATCGGCACATAGATTCACAATTGGACTGGCTGTAAATTTCTTTGCACGTTGTTTGTGCCACTCTGGGCTACGCTGGGCTATTTGCTCTGACATAATCTATGTATTTAGTTTCCATTTCTGGAGTTATTGAATAATGTTTTTTAATAAGCTCTAGTGTTGCTTTTTGGGCGTGTGCTGGTTGAAAATTTACTTCTGAGAATACAGGCAGTACTTTGGTTAAAACTGGTAGAATCGGCTTTATTCTGATACCGTCAGTAATAGCCCCCATCATTTTAACATTTCTATCTACATACAATTCGATAGTAAGCCCTTTCCAGTTCTCAATGATATGACAATCTTTACCAATTAAACCGCCTTTCTTTGCAAAACCAGCCAGAATCTTATTGTTTGTAGAGTTCAGTTTGAGCGGTTTAACTGGCTGTGTAAAGTAGCAAAATATACCGTCCATTTTAGTCCCTGATACATCTACACCAGTTTCAAATTTCACTTCTGATATTGTGAAAAGCAGCGGGATTCCGTCTGTTTCCATTGCGTCTAAATCTGCACTTGCGAGGTGCGTTGACTTGCGATACTTACGCCAGTCTGTGTGTGTTTGTTCCATTTTGATAAGTTTTAATTGTTAAAATTGTATTCCTTGTCCAATAAGGAAAGAAATGTGTTTTTCTTTAGTGTCTAGAAATTCCCCGTTTAAGGTCTTAAAAATAAGTTTATTGGTATCTAGTATCAACAACGTGTGAGCTTGCCTGTGTTGTCTTGTTTTTAAAATAATTATATCCTTTAAAAAAGAAGTGTTGTAATTCCAGTGATGCAGTTCAAATCCTTTAGGTATATTAAAATCACGATTTAGGTTTTTATAAGTAGATGTATTTTTCCATGGCTTGTCTTTGTTCAAAGTCTTACTTCTTTCTAGATAATTTAAACGATGGTATTTTTCCTTACTTCTTTCTCGTTCTTTTTCGATAAAATCAGGATCATTTGCTTTTCTGTAATAATCGCTCTTTACATCTGATTTATTACAAGTTTTGCATTTATTCACGTGACCGTCTGACATTTGGCTATGTCTGTAAAATTCGGTTAACGGCTTTTCTTTGTTGCATTTAAAACATACCTTCATATAATTTGATTTAAATTTTTACAAAGATATGTTTTTAAAATGGTAAATACAAATAATTAAAACGGTAAATCCGACGCTTCTTCTTCGTTTGTAGCAGACGTGTTGTTTGGCAAAGCTGGTTGTTTTGCCAAATAAGCATCCGCAGGGGATTGAGGTTGCGCTTTCTCAATTCTCCAGCCTTGAATTGAATTGAAATAACGAGTTTCTCCAGCTGGATTTACCCACTCACGCCCACGCAGATTGATAGATACTTTCACAGGTTGTCCGACTTGGTACGCACTCAGTAAATCACATTTGTCTTGTGTAAATTCAATTAAAATGTGTTGCGGATATTGCTCGTCTGTAGTAACAACCAATTCACGTTTTTTAAAAGCAGTAGAAACTTGTTGCTCTGCTCCAATGTGTTTAATAGACCCTAATACTTCCATAATTATAATTTTTTATTTTGTTCTTTTAACCTCGCTTTGACTATTTTTAAAGCTTTTTCTAAAACAGACAATCCTTCCAGATTTTTGATAAAAACGACTGTTTTATTTGTTGTTACAGCATCTGTACCTAATAAAGAATCTTTTATTTTAAAATCATTTGATTCTATCAGTTCAAAAGATATATAAGGAATATCTAATTCCGTTATCCTTCCAGCGCTTATTGCTGTTTTTGCATTCCCAAGTGTGTAATTCATAATAAATAAGTTTTAAATTAATATGATGCAATGTTACGACGAAAATTTTAATTAAAAAAATTTTGAACTTAAAATTTTATGTATATATTTGCAGATATAAAAAATCACTTATCATGAAAACAAAAAATACGGAAGAAATAAAACCATCCAACCCTCGTGCGTTTCCTGATTCATCTATGGTAGATAATTTAGGAATGACACTGAGAGATTATTTTGCAGCTAAAGCAATGCAGGCATATATATCTACATATTCCTCTCAAACGTCTGCTGAGCAAATAAAAAGTCATTCTGAATACATTTCTACGATGGCTTACGAAATTGCAGACTCAATGCTAAGACAACGTTAAATAATGAAATACACAGTAATAGTCTGGTATCACACAGTAATAGCTGGCGAACAGGAGCGGGATTTTGAGACGTACGAAGTAGAAGCAGTTGACGAACCACAAGCCAAGCGTAGGGCATTGGATCAGCATAAAAAAGGAATTCCATTTAAAACAGAAATTATATGAACAAAGCAGAAAAAATAATCCAGTCCATCAAAGAAAAGGGACTTACGGTAAATCGAGTAGAAAAAAAAGCAGGAGTAGAACAAGGCACGCTTAGACGTTGGGCTAAAACACCGCCAAAAACTATGGAAATGGAAGACAGTATAAACCGAACCATAACAGAACTTAGCAATGAAAAGACAGGTAATAACACCGATTGATTCAAATACAGCCGAAAGCATTGTGCAGTATTGGAAACATAGCCCGCTTAACAGTATACCAGCCATAGCAAAAAAATTTAACCAAACCGAAGCTGTTGTAAGTAGAGCGATTAATAAACACTTGGAAACATGTTTACCCCAAAATCACTAAACTTCTGCACCAGCGAAGCCAAGAAAGCAGAGGGTATTTATTGCGCTGCCTATGCCTGCCGAAATAAACCATGTGCTAAAAAGCGTGGATTATGTCACAAACATTATCACATTCACAGGCGCATTGTCGATCCTGTTTATGATAGGTATGTGAATTTTAGAGGTAATGCATTAAGACGCTGTAAAGATTTCACTATCACGCTAGAGCAGTTTCGGGAATGGTGCGACAAAGAGGGATATATTGTGAAGCGTGGTTGTCGTGGTAAAAATGCTACTATTGACCGAGTTATTAACACGGAGGGATATCACATTTGGAATATACAATTACTCAAAAATATGGCCAATATCAGGAAATACCACGACCACGATAAACATGTTACAGAATTACCAACAGATCATGAGGACTATGTGCCTTTTTAAAAACTTATCATTATGAAAAAATTAATATCAATGACTGATTATGTACTACAGCAATATGAAGAGATACAACAATCAAATGTATTCGAAAACAATTGCTTTAATTACGCCAAATTCCTAAAACAGCCTTTAACGCTTGGAATGTTTGTTCCGTGTGATTTAGAAGGAAATATAATGAAAGAGCCTTATATGGTTTTTGCAGACGATAACGAAGAATGTGACGATTATATAAAATTGTTCTGTGAAGCAAAAGAGCGTTGTTTATTTGAAATCCATTCTTTCGAAGAAGATTCAGAAAACTTCTGGTATTTTGGACTTGACGAATTTAAATTAATAGGCATTGATAAATCCGAAATTGTAGAATTGTTAGTAACCTACGGTATCGAACTAACTCTAACCGCCCAAAAGCAGATATCATGACTAAACCCCCTAACGTACCATGCCCGCCACGTAACCCACACTGCAACGATATTATTGACAGCGTATCAATTGACAATCCTGTCTGGATAATCGCAATAATAGCTGGAATTATAATCTATTTATTAATCAAGAAAAAACTTATCAGGAAATGAAGAAAACTATTTTAGACGCATGTTGCGGAAGCAGGATGTTTTACTTTAACAAACAAAATCCAAATGTATTATTTGCCGATATTAGAAATGAGGATCATATTTTATGCGATGGACGAGAATTAAAAATTAATCCAGATGTTATTTGTGATTTTAGAAATATGCCTTTTGATGATGAAAATTTCAAGATGGTAATATTTGACCCTCCACATTTAAATAAGCTAGGGAAAAATAGCTGGATGGGTTTAAAATACGGTGTATTAAACGAAACTTGGCAGGAAGATTTAAGAAAAGGATTTTCCGAATGCTTCAGGGTTTTGGAAACAGGAGGAACTTTAATTTTTAAATGGAATGAAAATCAAATAAAAGTAAGCGAGATTTTAAAGCTTACCGACATGATTCCGTTAATAGGACATAAATCAGGCAAAAGACAAGACACTCATTGGATAACATTTGTAAAGCATTAAGCCATGGACAGAAAACAACACTTACAAAAATTACCGCTTCAGAAAAGACTGCAAGCGATGGAGAACGCTCGTAGATATAGTTACAACTTTGGATTAAAAGAAATTCTAGAATACGAAACATCTGGAAAACAATTACTTTCAGGAATGTTTAACTTCATGAACAGCAGGCAAGGTCACGACTATTGGATGAATATCGATAGAAAATATTTTGCATGAAGCCCTATCCTTACCAGAGAAAAGACATTGACGAAATATTTTTAGCATTCGAAACTGAAAATCGCGTACTGTATCAACTTGCTACTGGAGGCGGTAAAACCGCAATGTTTTCTTTTATATCAAAAAAATTTATTAAAGATACCGGAAGGCGAGTTCTCGTTCTGGCTCACCGTGACAAGCTGATAAAGCAAACGCTTAAAACTATGCGCACAATCGGGGTTACAAGCGAAAGCGTAATAGCTTCTAAAAAATCATTACAACATTCCAGTGATGCTTATGTCGCAATGATTCAGACCATTAAGAACCGTCTAGCAGATAACCCATTATTTGTAAAAAATATTGGTTTGATCGTGATCGATGAAGCGCACCTTGACATGCATAGTTCGATATTCGAATATTTTCCAGATGCTCAGATATTAGCTGTAACTGCTACACCTATTTCATTAAAAAAAATAACTTTCACAAAATGCGGAATCTGCAGCCGAATACACGACGCAGTAACTATGTGCTGTAAGTTTGAAACCTACGAATATACACGTAAATTCCACTACAGCGAAACATACGGACATATCGTGATAGGGAAAAGCATTTCGGAGCTTATAATGGACGGCGAATTGGTTCGTGATCTGAATTATGAAGTCGGATCTGTTGACCGTAGTTCTTTCGAGATTGACAGTAAGACTGGAGATTTTGATAAAAAATCTACTGAAAAATATTTTGGTGAATTTAATGTAGTGAAAAATTATGAGCAGATTTGTTTTGGAGAAAAAACTATTATTTTCAACAGCTCCACCTCAACAAACAAACATTGCTTTGAAAATTTCCGTGATGCTGGATATGATAATGTAAGAATGATTGATTCTGTCAACACGAAAAAAGCGGAAGTAGATCCAATTTTGGAATGGTTCAGAGTTACACCAGACGCTATTTTATTAAATTGTGATGTGTTAACAGCCG